CATATCCGATGCCTTTTCAATCCTTTCAAGCTCACGCTCAATCCTTTGCAGGTTCTGCCGGAATTGCACCAACATCATCGGATTGCCTGTAGCAACCACCTTTTGATGAAGGACACTCTGGATTATATAATCCTGCTTGGTACGAAATCCGCTGAGTTTCACTCTGTTATTCAGTTCTTCATTTTCCTCTGACGACATGCGAAATGCTATTGTCACATTCCGCCACCTGTTTTTATCATCTCTATTCTTTTCTGACATTGACCAACGCCTCCCTTTCCGTTTCCAGTTGTGCTGCCATATCCGTCTGCACCGTTGGAAATAAATGTGCATAATGATATGTGATATCTACTGCCTCATGCCCGACTCTTTCCCCTATTGCTAATGCAGAAAATCCCAAATTGATTAGCAATGAAATGTGCGAGTGTCGTAATCCATGAATCCGTATTCTCTTCACTCCTGCAAGCTTTGCACCTCTATCCATCTCGTGATGCAGATAACTTTTTGAAATAGTGAAAATTCTGTCATCATCCTTTATTCCATAAAGGCTGCTTATAAAATTCTCCATCTCAACAGCAAGAAAATCCGGCATGACAATGGTTCTGTTACTCTTTGGTGTTTTCGGGTCCGTAATCACATCTTTGCCTTCCAGCCTCTGATATGACTTATTTATCCGAAGAGTTTTCTTTTCAAAATTGAAATCAGCCGGTGTCAGGGCAAGCAACTCACCTTCACGAATGCCCGTCCAATAAAGCATTTCAAATGCATAATAGGAAATAGGCTTATCTGCCACACAATCTAAAAATGCCTGAAATTCCTCCTGTGTCCAGAACTCCATTTCCTTATTTTCTTCCTTTCCCATAGTTCCGGCTTTTCGTGCCACATTATCCTTCATACCATACATATTTACCGCATGATTTAATATGGCACTGAGCTGATTATGAATGGTTTTCAGATAGGTAGGGGAGAATAACTCCCCATTATCCTTTTTCAGCTTCATAATCTTATTTTGCCACTGGATGACATCAGATGTCCGAATATCATCCAGTTTTCGTTTCCCGAAATAAGGCAGAATTTTTGTCTCAATAATGTGCTTCTTTGTCAAGAAAGTATTGCGTTTTATTCTTGGTTCTAAATCCGTCAGATAAATATCCACAAAACTTTTGAAGCTCATGCTGATACTCTGATCCTCTTTCAGTTTGAAATTACGTTCCCATTCAAGGGCTTCGCTCTTCTTGGCAAAGCCCCTCTTGGTTTTCTGTTTTCTTGCTCCGGTCAAATCCTTATAATAGGTTCTCACCTCCCACATTCCGGTCTTATTATTTTTGATAACCGCCATCTATCCCACCTCCTTATTCGTAGATAGCCCGTAGATTCGCTTCATAAAATACTGTGTACTGACACGCCCTTTTATTGTCACGAATCCATCAGCCTCAAGTTCTGCATTCAATCTTCGTATCAGTTTATAGGAATACGATAGTGATACTCCCAGCATTTCCATGACATCCTGTGCTGTCAAAAATCTCTTGTTCTCCATAAGCTAATGCCTCCTCTCTTTCGTTTTTATTATTCAGTTCATTTCTGAACGGTTATGATGTGTATTATATTAACAGTTCATTTTTGTACTGTCAATACATTTTGTTGAAAAACATTTCATTTTTGCACTGTTAATGATATAATGTACACAGATGCATGATTTGTACCTCGTGTCGTCGTGCATGCTACAACCCTCATTAACCTTATAAGGAGCAGTAAAAATGGGCGAGAAATTCACCAGCCGAGTAGGCTATTTGATTCGAAATTTCAGAATTGCATCTGACATGACGCAAAAGGAATTAGCAGATAAATGTGGATTAAACGAATCCACCATCAGAAACTATGAACTTGGAAACAGATATCCCGATGAAGCAACTTTATTAAATATTGCAAACAATCTGAGGGTCAGCTTTTATGCATTATCTGACCCTGATGTGGCAAATATTTTCAGTGCACTTCATGTACTGTTTGACATTGAATGGGCATATGGATTACGACCTACTATGAAAGATGGTGAAGTATGTTTCAAATTTAAGGAGAGACTTCCAAGTGCCGGTCCTCGTCCACAGGAAGACCTTGATAGCTTCCGAAAAATGGTTGAGTATTGGGCACGTTTACGAGACAAGCTAGAGGATGGAGAAATATCAGAAACGGAATATTATCTCAAAGAGGTAAAATACCCAATGAACCCAACAGACCCGAATAAAGAGTATACTGTTTCGTTGAATCCTGAGGATGACGACCAGTTACTTATTCAGAATATGAATGAGGATGACGATGCAGAAGAAACTGCTGAATTGTTAAAAGACTTGTTTCCAGATTTCTCTTATGTGAAGAGGAAACGAAAACCGAAGAAGGAATAACTTTCGCTAAATTTACATTGTCTCTAAAAAAGATAAAGGAGAATTCGACATATGGAAATGAATCAAAATCAAATAATGGAACTATTGGATGCATTATATGAAAAATCAATAAACGGCATCCCTAAACTAAGTCAACCTATTGATGTTTTAGCAAACGATTACTTATCAAAAAATAATTCAACAGAAAAAGCAGCAAGACAATTTGTAAATTATCAAGTTGCCAAGTGTACAACTTCAGGATTTGTAACCGGATTAGGCGGACTTATTACATTACCAGTCGCCATTCCTGCAAATGTCAGCAGTGTAATGTATGTTCAAATGCGTATGATTGCTTGCCTTGCATATATGGGTGGTTATGATACTAGCAGCGATCAGGTACAAACATTAGTTTATGCTTGTCTTGCAGGCATTTCTATTGATCAAATAATCAAACAAGCCGGCATAAAATTTGGAACTAAATTTACAACTGCTATGGTAAAAAAGATTCCCAGTACTGTTTTAACAAAAATCAATCAGAAGGTAGGATTTAGATTCTTAACCAAATTTGGAGAAAAGGGAATTATCAATATTGCTAAATTAGTCCCTGTTGTTGGCGGCGTCATTGGTGGTGGATTTGATTTAGTAGAAACCAAAGTTATTGCAAACAGAGCATACAAAATGTTTATTAAAGGTGATTTAAGTGCATTAGACGATAAAGACAATGAAAAAATTATAGATACAGCGGCAGATATTATTAAATCACAAGACGAAAGCGATAATTAACATGCAAAATCTATACAAGGAGGAAATATATCATGTATACTGCCGAAGAATTTCGACAAGATGTTATTGCAAACATAAAAGGAAATAGTGAGTTTTCCCCACTCGTAGAATCAATACTACAAAATTCAAAATTTCAATTCAATGATACCAGTTACTTTACCAGAGTTATTTGGAACACATATGAACGTAATCTCGTGATTTTTTGTGCACCTGAGGACCGTATTGAACTAGAAAAATACAAAGATCCTTTATACTCTTTATGCTCTAAGATTCATGGTAACCAAGATGATTATCTTATTATGTCCTTAGAAATCATTGCAAAGAACCATATCTCCCCTGTAACTAATGCAACCTCTATGACAGATGATAAAATTACTATAACAACAAGCATTGAAATTGATCGTTCTTCAACCAACAATATAGGTCATGGTGGTTTTGGTACTGTTTACAAATATTATGATGAAGAAAAAGAAGAACTAATTGCGGTAAAAATATATGAGCCAAGTATCTTTCAAAATAGTAGCCCAGAGATCATGAAAAAAAGATTTTTACGAGAAGGGAAAAAATTATTGAGTTACTCCCACCCTAATGTGGTTAAGGCATTTGATTATGGCTTTCTTGGCGACGAAAGTGCATACATAAAGATGGAATATATTTCTGGAGATAGACTATCCGATTTTGTACTTTCAAACAAACCTCTTAACCCGGCTTTAATAGATACTCTTTGCTATCAATATATTGATGCAATGTCATATATTCATTCACAAACAGATATGCATCGTGATATAAGTTATTCAAATGTTATGGTAACCAAAGCAAACGAGATTAAAGTTCTCGACTTTGGTTTTGCCCGAAATGCTGATGATACAAACTACGATACCGAATACAAAGACATACAACATAAATTTGTCATTCCAAATGAAAAATACACTTTTCGCACTGAAGTCTATTGTATTGGTGCTATTCTATATACACTTATTACCGGAAATATTTTTGATGACTATAATCCAGATTCAATAGACGAATCTGAGTGTAACTTTAAATTAAAGGAAGCTGTGAAAATCTGTTTATCACTCAAGCCAGAAAAAAGATTCTCAGATGCTGTAGAACTCAAAAAATTTGTTCAGAAGAGTGACACTGTTATTATTCCACATAACTTTTCCCTTGACTTTTTCAAAAAAATGCTCAGCGAAAGTGTTATATTACATTTTTATCCAAAAAATTTGCCAACAAAGGAAATCATAGCAGAATGGTTAGATAACAAATATAGAGAACATATTAAAAGTTCTGCCTTCCAAAGTACAGTAAACTTATTATCACTATTGAATCACATTTCCGGAGTAACTAAGATTACATTTTATAAAAATGTCAAATATGATTTAGATAAGACACCATTTATCGAATTGCTAAACTTTTATGATACATTATCCGATGAAATGAAAGAGCTATTTATTCGGAACATACTTCTTATCATACTTGAGGTTTCTAAAGACGATGACTTAGATTTACCATTTTGTTAAGATAAATACTAATTTCAAAAATTATTGTCATTTGATTGTCACTCAACCAAAAACGAGCCAAGAAACGCCGCAAATTCGGCATTTCTTGGCTCGTGTACATTATTCAAACTCAATAACGCGGAGTCATTCATAGGTACATTCATTACTTTTTATTATGATTTTGTTGTACGTTTTTGTTTTTATTTCCTTTATTTTTTTTATTACATATTTTTCTAACATCAAAATAACATCACCAAACATTTTATTTTTTCTATTACATATTTTCTTCATATTATATCACTCTTCTTCCGGATGCACAATCTCAATTACATCTCCAATCCCACAATTAAGTGCCTCACAGATCTTGCAGATAATCTCTGTGCTTACATGGCCATTCTTTCCAAGTTTCGCCAAAGTAGTATTGCTTATTCCTGCTAGCTCCTTCAGATCCATTTTCTTCATATTCTTATCTATCAAAGTCTTCCACAAAGGATTGTACGAAAGCATAACGATTCCTCCTTATCTTCTTTTTCCTTATTATAGTTTATTTTTCCGCTTTTGTCAAATTTATTTCTGTATTTGCAGAAATTTATTCCGAAAAAGTATTGACGTACCGTGTACATATGTTAATATACAACCATAGAAAACAAGAACATACATTCGGCGGACGGCGAATGTAAAATCAAGGAGGAACATGATATGTCAGAACTTTTAAAAAACCAGAAATTCGGAGTTGAAGTAGAATTCACAGGAATCACCAGAGAGATGGCTGCAAATGCAGTAAGAGAAGTTGTTGGAGGAACTATTTCCGGTCCGAGAAATGACTGTTACCGCACAAGAGTAATCAAGGATTCTCACAGAAGACAATGGAAAGTCATGAGAGACAGTTCCATTACACCAAAGATGAATGTCGGATCTGCAAATACGGATGAGTACAGAGTTGAATTTGTTACTCCTCCTCTTAAATACGAAGACATCGAAACTTTGCAGAACATCATCCGGAAGTTTAAAGAAATCGGAGGGGTGCCTCATAGCAGTTGCGGTATTCACATTCATATTGACGGAGCAAACCATACAGCAACATCACTTCGCAGAATGGTAAACTTCATGCTCTCCCGCCAGGAAATCATTTACGAAGCCTTGAACATCGGAGCAAGAAAAGACCGCTGGTGTAAGCCGATCTGCAAAAGCCTTTACGATACCATGAAGAAAGAATCTGACCTCACAAAAGATAAAGCAGAGCAAATTTGGTACAGCGAAGCGAATGATCACTATTGGGGCGGTGTAAACCATAGCCATTACAATGAAACAAGATACCACGCACTTAATCTTCATAGCTTTTTCTCAAAAGGAACCGTGGAATTCAGACTTTTCAACAGTACATTACACGCCGGCCGGATCAAAGCATATATTCAGTTTTGCCTCGCCATGTCTGCATGGGCGATAGAGTCCAATGACAAAATTGTATTCAGAAGCGTTTCCGGATACTCTGCAGATAAGAAAGTAACTTTGATGTATCACATCTTAACAAATCGCCTTGGGTTATATGGTGATGAATTTAAAACCTGTCGGCTTCACATGATGAAGCAACTCAAGGAAAACGCCACATCAGCGGCAGCTTAATACAGGAGGTATTCATTATGAAATTATATGTAGCTTACGGAAGTAATTTGAATAAGGAACAGATGAGCCACAGATGTCCAGATGCAAAGCCGGTATATACCGGCTATCTGGAGAATTGGGAATTGATATACAGAGGTAGCAAAACTGGAGCATATGCCACAATACGCAGGAAAAAAGGATACCGAGTACCTGTCGCTGTGTGGAGCATCAGTGAAACAGACGAAAAAAATCTTGATATATATGAGGGGTACCCAAGATTTTATTATAAACAGAACGTCTATGTAACCCTACAGGACGGTTCCAGAATAAAGGCAATGGTTTATATTATGTTCAACGGAGCGAAGCCAGGAAGACCAAGCGAGAGGTATGTGGATACCGTTTATAAAGGGTATCTTGATTTCAAATTGGACTACGAATTTCTCATAGATTCAATGCTTACAAATAACGATGAACTGAAAAAAGAGAGGGGATAATCCTCTCTTCTTCAGATCTCTCAGCCGTTGCAGCGGCTTTTTCCTTGGACGGCTTTCAAGTTTCCCCGTCTGGTGTGAGTGATGTTAGATTCTCTGTTCGGTATCCGCACAATCAATTCATCCAGCTCGCAGTCGAGCGCCTCGCATATCAGATCAAGATGCTCCAGGTTTACCCGCTCAGCAAGCTCGTGGTACAATTCGTTAATAGTGTTTGGGCGTATTCCGGTCGCTCGCGCCAGATCTGCTTGTGTCAGTCTCAGCTCTCCAAGCTTTTTCGACAGTAAAATCTTTATCATTCGCCATTGCTCCTTCCGTTTTAACTTACCATATAATGGTAATTTAAGACGGAAATTGTTAGATTATATCGTTTTGTGTTATACTAATAGACAATTCATGGGGGGTTCTATAGAAATAAATGAAAGATTTCAAGGTTGACTTTTTAAAAGATATGGCATATTATATTTATAGCTAAGGAATGCGGTAAAAATTTCTTCCACAGGGCACCACCTCCTTTCTGCTGGAGGTTCGGCAGCAATGTAATCATATCACAATCTTCTACAATATTCTACTTTTTTCATTAAGTAAAAGCAGGCAAGACAGAAAACGATTTTAGGCGCCGGATTATGCCTTTGCGATATATGCAGAATGAACAAATCCATAGATTCTTCCGTCAATTCTGATGTAATACCATCTCGATCCATCTGCCGCATTAACAACATCACATACATCGACCAGATTTCCCATTGAGAGTTTCGGCCAGGATTTAATGAGTGGATTGTTGGTACCGGCCCAGCTACGAACATTCAGAACGTCTGCGGTAACCTTTCCCGTCCACTGAGGAGTTTTCGTAATAACTCCATCATCTTTCAATGTGGTATCTCCGGACGGCTTACTGGTTGACATCTTAGTAATATACGCAGCAGATACGAATCCGTATTTATCACCCTGTGAACCGCTGATTTTTACATAGTACCAAGGATCCCCGTCCTTATCCTTTACTGTATCGCATACTCCGACTTTCGTTCCCTGGGAAATGGTAGGATAAGATTTCAGGTTTGCGTTTTCTGTACCGGCCCATGTTCTTACATTCAAAGAACCAGTATTCACAGTACCTGTCCACTGAGGAGTTCTGTTGAGATCTGTACCACCGCCGGAATTTCCAGAATTTCCTCCGGCCGGAGGGTTGGACGGAGCAGTTCCCTGGCTATCGTACTTCGGAACAGCATATCCTCTGATATTTCCATTTCCAACAGAAAGAACTCGTCTCGCAACAGCTTCTCCTTTGTTACCCTCAATACAAGTAATCTGTCCATTGGACACAGATTCAACTACGCCGATATGATCGGAATATCCGTCATTCGGCTGATATCCCTGATCCCAGTTATACAAAATGATATATCCAGGTTTCGGAACGATTGTTCCATCCTCAATCCAGATTCCTTTTGCCTTGAAGATCTTAACATGCTCTTCGCATCCGCACTCTGTACCGATCAGGTCAACCATTCCAGCCGCGATTGCTGCTGCAGATACGGTCGTATCACACCACTCATCTCTGTACTGCACTGCATAGCCTCTCGCCAAAGGCTTGTGACTGTTATACAGGTCGATAATCTGCTTGAACTTTCCATTTGCCTCGCTGAATCCAAGCCAGCTGCGCCATACATTCAAATAATCCTGGGCTGTTCTTCCCATATTTCCATCCTCCTTATTTTCTGTATCGTAAAAATAATCCATGTCTATGTCTCCGTTGATTCCCGGAACCTTTCCTTTGTTCGTGTACTGATGATAAGCACAAGGCACATCAGCTTCTCCGGAATAATCAGCCAGCCAGAACACATATTTTTTAATCAAATCCGGTTCATACATATTTCTGTAGTAATCAAGATTCGAGTAAATTCCCGGAGTATATCCCTGAGACTCTACATAAGTGCAGAATTCCTTTGTGAACAGGATACACTCTGATTTTCCGAGCTTTACTCCCTGGGCAGCAGCTTTTTCTACCGTGTCATATTCAAAATCAAAGAAAACGATAACATCTTTTCCAAGACCTGCTTTCTTGATATTTTCCATACACACTGCAGCTTCTTCTCTTGCTCCGGCCGCGGATGTTGCATAGCAAAAATGATAAACGCCCTTAATCGGGATGCCGTTTTTCTTGCATCCGTTCACATATTCCATGAACTTCGGATCCACAGTCTTTCTATACCCTTCTCTGAGGATAACGAAATCCACATTTTTTGCCACTTTTGAGAAGTCAATGTTTCCCTGCCAGTATGAAATATCAATACCTTTTTTCATGTATTTGCACCTCACCATTCTGTAGTGTTATTATCGTTATCATCGAAGCAGGAACAGGTTCCTGTATGGACTTCGACTTTATACTCCCCCGCAGATCTTTCCACTTTTATCGGACCTTCGTACTCATACAGAACCTCTTCATCCAAATAAATAATGATTTTCCCGAACTGTTCTTTCGGTATATTGATCACAAGCGGTTTAGGAGACGTTTCTATTTCAGGTTCCTCTTTTGTTTCTGCCGTATGATCTGCCGGCAATGCAATAACCGCAACTGCAGTTGTGCAGGTCAAAATAAGAGCAGCGGCCAGAATCGAAAGAAGAGCCTTTTTGATTTTTTTCATCGTAACACCTTCCAAAAATGCCCCGGACAATGCCGGGGCTCATTTCAATTATTCTGATTTTCCTGAGAACCATTTACCTTTCCGTCATCCAGAAGATCTTTTACTCCAATAAACCACTTCTGAATAACTTTCTTCAGTGCATTTTCAGGAATAAGTACCTGTAACCACTTAGGCAAAAGACCTCGTGCCTGCTGGATAACCCACTCAAATTTCTGTTTTCCAGCTCCGGATTCATTATACATGTGCTCAGCTTTCAGGATCAGCTGATATACATCTGCACGTATTCCGTCTAATCCTTTCGCCTTCATGTACTGAATCGCAATCACAATGGTTACAATGACGAGAACAAGGATAACCAAAATCAGGATCGGTAATGGTACCTGTTTCAAAAAGTTTAATAATTCCATAAAAATTCCTCCTTACAAAAAATTCCTTTCATCTGTGCATTTCTGATACACTCTTTTGATGTTTTTAATTGCAAATACTGCTTTGTTATTCGGGAAATCTGGATGAGAGGCACAATATAGCTCATATTTTGTAATATCATCCATAATCTGGTCGAAATGCTCTTTCGTGTGTTTCTCATCATGCCGGATTTCATCATCAAACCTTAAAATCCTATATCTCCATGTATAGGCCATTCCCTCACTGCTTGATTTTTTTAAATCACCGATTGAACCATTCATCCGGTCAATCTTATTTTCCAGCTTTCTGATTGACTCACTAAGTTCACTCCGTATGTCTATGCTCTGCTGCCTCCATTCCGGATAACGGTCAATCTGTTCCAATGCTTTTTGAAGCATTTTTTCTTTTTCCTCGTACAGCTCATATGCACTTTTAATCTTTCTATATACTTTGCGAATTACCGTTTTGTATATAAAAATAGTGGCTCCTCCAATGAGAAACCACTTGTATATACTCAATCCGAATATTGTATATGAGCCAAATAATTCTAAAAAAGCATCCATCATTTATCTCTCCCATATTTGATGTGTTACTGGGTGCGGTCTGTCTCTCGGATTGTTCATAGCAATCCCTCCATTAAAAAAAGAGCCTGTTCAGCTCTTTAAAAGTCTCCTTGTTTCATTTCTTCATATTGACTTAATGCCTCTTTCGCAAGGTTTTCATCCTCAATATCCTGCGGTGTTTCTTCTTGGAAAAATCCATACAGGCTTCTAATATGACTGAGTTCGTTCGCCTGCTTCTTCACAATCTGTGTCAGCCGGTATATAACTTCTTCCTGCTTTTCCGCAAGGTCCATATATGTGTTTAAAATTTCAAGGAGATCGGTATCGTGTTCTTGCATTACTGCATCCTCCAAATATAATGTGGTTTCTCTTCCCCGAAAATCCAATATCTCAGATAATCATCAAGGATAATCGCCGGAGCAGATAGTACATACCACAGCAAAGTGAATGGTAAGCAGATCTGGCCGAGGATGTTAAACGGCATATTGCTGTAGTCCCATATTCCAAGACCGAGCCACACATTCAGAATCAGACCGCTTGTAAACTCTACGGCCGTTATGATTATGCTGCATATGAGCATCTGTTTCCATATTACAGTATCCCACTTAAACACTTCATTGAGCAGACCACAGAGAATGAAACATACGCCTCCGACGCCGATCATCGCCCAATGGCTGTATCCTCTCCAAAGTGTTTCAATGCAGAAATAAATAATGCCGCCTACGATGAACAGGAAGAGATACTTTAATAACGCCTTCATACTATGCTCCAATCTGGCTCAAATAGTCGGAAAGGACTTCCGACTGATACTCCTCCGGAATATCTGCACCATAAAAAAGTGCCGCCATTTCAGAAGCCTTGGTCAAATTATCAAGCCAAACGAACATACTATTGCAGTATGTGGTGTTGTAGGTAACAAACGCCATGGCAGTAGCAATGATTTTCTGCATATCTGCCGCCGGGTAGTAAACACAAGGTTTTGTACCTGTTTCATCCGCATCTCTATGGTATGCGCATTTCTCAGCACCAGCAGAAAGCTCTGCCTGTTTTCCGAAAAGGTTCGTCTGATCGGTACTCGTAAGAGAGAAATGCTCCACTCCGGTGCTCAGCTCTACATCGACACCTTCATAAATAGTGTGTTCACAGGCAGCTGAAATAGCACTTCTAACAACAGAACGATAATTCTCTTTTGCAAGGAAATCTGCGTTTGCTCCTTCTTCAAGATCTTTCAGATTTTCAAACCAAAAATCCACATCGGCCTCAATCTCAGATTCCGGAGCAATCTCTGCAGAAGAGATCTTACAATAAACCTCATCAGCCTCATATCCTCCCGGTCCTTCCTCGGTTTCCGGTAACTCAACCTCATTTGAACGAATCCAGATGTCCGCCGATCCGTCCGGCAGAATAACATAGGTAATTCTTCCCTGCGGAACAGGGCTGTTCGTTTTATGCATATAATGTCCTCCATTTCTGATAATACTTATCGCAAGTATATGGCTTTCCTTTTTCACTTCTACTCACAATATTCCTTGCGATACCAATAATTTCTTTCCACATGACAGATGACTGGAACTGAAAAGAATCCGTATTTTTAATCCATCCATGGTATGCAAGGAGGGACATGGCATAATGTTTCGACACAGTCCTCCTATTTTTAATTTTCTTTATAAGTTTAGAGAATTTTCTTCTCCCTCTTAGGAAAATGCTGTCACGAACAATAACCTTTACACGCTTCAACCTCTTCTTTGTTCCGTCATATATGCGGTAAAATGCCTCCATGCCGCAGAACACAAACCCCATAAAATCGAGATTTCTGCCCTTTGTTTTTCCTTGGTTCGTTTTATAGCTTACCAAGAATTTCTGCCATGTAGGCTTTATTACGAGGCCCAGGAAATCCCTTGTGAATGCCACAATCATTTCCATTGCTTTGTGTATATGCTTCTTGTTTCCTCCGAACACCACGATGTCATCCATATAAATCATGACATGAGAAACGAGCCTCGTTAATTTCTCTTTTCCTCGGCGAACGGTTTTTTCAAATAGCTTTTCATTGATATAGTGATACAGGTATGACATATAATAGTTGCAAAGATCTTTTGACACCGGGGAACCGATGAGAATACCTTTTCCCAAGCAGTCATTACGTCCAAGCAGCTCATTCGCATAGTCATACAAATAAATAATCGTATCGAAAAGATATAGAAGCATATCAGACTTCCGGAGATCTCTATGTAACAGAGCCTTCAGTTTATCGTGAGGCATACTCGGATAACACTTTTGGACGTCCGCTTTTCCGCAATACTTCGTTCCTTCCGGATCCGAAGAAATCCATCGTTTTATGTGCTTCTTTCCATAAGACTGCCCCCTGCCTTTTATGGAGGCTACCTGGTACTCACCGATCTTTGCCTCAAACATCTCTTTTGTAGCATCCCGTATAATCGTTTCATACAGCTGGAATATCAGCTTTTCTATCCCCAATTCCCGTTTCTTTCCACTCAATCCATCCACAATTTCCACATACTTTACAAGTGGTTCATTCGGAGTGACCAAGAGGATATGATCAACAACGGTCCTGTTCCGGATATTTTCGGAAATGTCTGCAGCTATACATTCAATAGTACCTTCCACAAACTCCTTGGAATCATTGATACATTTTCTTGATTTCGTGTTACTGATTCCATTGTAATATGCGAATAATTTCGCCACATTACTCTTATCCAGCCTGTCAAGGAGGAATTCGCTGATACTTTCCTTTACAAAAGCAACGTCTGATACATCCTTTCTTTTACAATACGTTTTCACAACCAGTCCTCTTTCTTTCTGTATTCAAGGGCTTTCGGTTTTACTACTAACCCCCATCCATGCCCTATTCGTCACGGAGCCGGCTGCCAGGTGCCTGACAGCCGATGCTGGTTCAAGAATTTTAGGCATTCCGCCTAAGCCTGTATAGGGCCGCTTCAAGAGCGGCGAAACACACTACGAAAATGCAATCCATTTCAGAAATACGGGCGGCATGGTTCCAGTTCGCGTTGGACAGGGAGTTGTTCAAGTTCGCGTAGAAGCGGCCGGCGTTA